CCTATGGTGAAGGTGTTGTAGTTGCTGAACAACTGACAATGCAACCTGCTGGATACACGTGGTTGTCTACAGCACCTGTGGTGAGTGTTGAAGGTGTACGTGGTTGGTTGTGGGGCCAAACAGTAGAACAGATACAGCTACTGCCACCAGAGTATTACGCACTGATTGATGATGTTAGTGGACAACTGTACATACCTAGTTACGCTAACTATGCGTACCTGGAAGCTGACTACACACCTGATAGTACGGTACCTGCTGCAATAGGGTTGGCTACGTCCATACTATGTGGGTACTACATGAGAACGGTAGTGCACCCTGAAACAGAATGGCTGACTGATTACTCCAGTGGACAGGACATACGTATAAAATTTAGAGAGTTGACGATACCACAGATGGTGTATGACCTAATTGAGAGTGCTTCAGGTAGTGTGTCAGGTGGCTACGTCATTGCATGACATAGCTACAAGCACAACACACATGGGAGGAAGTAACGTGGCAGAGAACCAGAGTGCACAGGCTGACAGTGGTGATGCACTGGTGCGTATCCAGAGTGAAGATGGCACCAAGCAGTACAGTGTGACTGAGGATGCTTACCACAGCACAGCAATGGCTAGCCTTGACGGACAGACGTACGAGGAAGCTGGCTACACCATTGTGAGCTACGAGGATGGCACACCATACGGTACTGATGCTGAACCTACTAAGTGGGCCAAGAACAAGAATGCTGGTGCACCAGCAATAGGTGCAGATGCTACCAGTGTGACCAACATTGATGGTGAGCCAGCAACAGAAGACCAGATAGCTGCTGCTGGTCTGTCTGCACAGCCCACACAGCCCACACCGTCTGCACAGCCTGCACCACCACCAACGGCAGCAGTACCACCAACAGCACCTGCACTTACACCACAGCCTGCACCTGTTGTGACGCCACCTACGCCACCAGCACCGTAACTGAATGGGTAACTGACTGACATGTTGGCACCTGAAGAACTGGTCAGCTTACGTGGAGTGGCACTAGCCTCGTTGCAGGGTGAGTGTGACATTACACGTAAAACACGCATGCGTCAACCAAACGGTAGCTGGAAAGATGTAGCAGCAGTGGTTGCATCCAGCGTGCGGTGTCGTAAGGTGCCAACAGGTCAGACACCAGAGGAACGTGCCATATTAGGTGGCACAACGTTGGCAGAGCAAGGTGTGTCAACGTTCATACTGAGTGGAGAACAGCCTATCTACAAAGATGATGTAATAGTGTACCCACCAGGAGGCAAAGGTTACGGTGTAATTGGTGTGTATTCGCGCACAGATGGTGAGTACGTACGTGCAATGGTGTACGATGATTCATCCTCACCTAGTGAGCCATAAGTAACAACCATGCAGATGAGACTGACAGCACAATGGGCCAGTAGGGTTGCCACGTATCGTGCACGTGTCAACAAAGATACTGGTACGGAAGTGCGTGATAGGCTGATTAGGATTAGGGACAGATGGTCCACAGATGTACGTGTGGATACTGGCCATTACAGGGATACAGTAGCAGGCACAGAACCTGAGATGCAAACCAGCACACAGGGACGAATACAACCACCACATGAAGACTATTTCGTATTCAACGAATACGGTACTAGTCGTATGTCAGCTAGACCTTCAATGCGCCAAGCGATAGCAGCAGAGCAACGCGACTTTAGTAACACTATCAGTAACATACTGAAAGACATAGGGCTGTAGGTAGTGATATGACATTCAGTTTGAGTGGTATGTCTCCAGTACTGATGACAGAGATAGTAGATGAGATAGTGACTGAATTGCAGAGTGATGCAGAGTTGATGGGCACACCATTAAATGGAAACATCTATCCAGACATCGAACCTGGACATGATTACCCTGTGTTGGTAGTGTTGGGTGTGATTGGTGAAGTTACACGTACACTCAATGCTCAGCACGTGTGGCGTGATGCTGAGATACAAGTGACAGCTAGAGACAAAGGAGGAACTGACAAAGGTTCCCTTGTATTGATAATGCGTAGGGTTAGCATCGTATTGGAGGGACTACGTATACAGCGTAATGGCTTGTACATTGGTCCCATACATGAGATACGAGAACGTCCACGTGGGCCAGATAGAGTTAACGACGATTTGTACCCACAAATTGTAGTGGAGTACGATTGTAAAGCCTACAGACATAGTGTGTAGGTGTTGGTGAATGGTGAGGGGGTGGTGTCATGCCAATTGAACGAGCGATAGCCACAAGTATCGTACAGATAGCACCAGAGGCTACGCCTGGTGTGCCACTGCCTGCTACTAAGCGTTTGAGCAGTATGTCTGTCTCGTTGGCACCTGATGCTGATGTGGCGTTCCAGGGACCAACAGGTTACCTGTTTGACACTACTAGTGTGGTGAACCGTGAGTGGTCCACCAGTGATGTGAGTGGACTGCCAGCATACAGTGAACTACAGTATCCCTTGTCTAGCCTTATGGGTACTGCTGTGATTAGCACACCAGCCACTGCTGTGTTGGCACGTGACTGGGTGTTCAACATCGTGCACAATCGGCAGGGTATACCTAAGACGTACACCATTGAACAGGGTGACGTTGATGCAGGTACAGCAGAGCGTGCAGGGTACTGTTGCTTCACTGCGCTGGATATGTCGTTCAGCCGTGAAGGTGGTACTGACCTTGGTGGCAGTGTGATGGGTCAGATCATTGACTATGATTTCACACTGACTGATCCACTCACGGTAACTGGTGTGCCACAAGTACCGATTCAGCCTAATGAAGTGAACGTCTACCTTGATCTGGACAGTGCAGATTTGGGTATGACACAGTGGGTGGATGCGTTTACGGTTGGCTGGTCTATTGCTGACCGTTGGAACGTTGGTTACCCATTGAATCGTAGCAAACCATCCTTTGATCGCCACTACGCTACTAAGCCTGATCCTACCATGACGTTCTCAGTAGCCAACAACGCTGTGGGACGTGAACTGATTGGGTATTTCAGGCAGCGTACAGCAGTGTTCATCCGTATTGATGGTCTTGGTCCGTTGATTGAGACTGTTGGTACTGCACCAGGAGTGGATTTCAACTACATGTATCAGATGGACATGGCTGTACAGCTTAGTGCAGCATTCAGTCCTGCTGATATCAATGGACTTGCCACACTGGATTGGACTGGCCGTATTGTCTACGATTCCACGTGGGATAAGGCAATGTCAGCCAAGATACGTAACGCACAGGCTGCACTGTAACAACAACAGTGTAGGCGTGCATGCATGTGTGTGGGTGCATTGGTACCCACACACGCAGTGGAGTATAGCGTGGATTTGGCAGCACTTAGGAACAAGTCGGTTACCATTCGTATTGACTTTGATGGTGAGCTACTTACCATCACATACAACCCACATATGTATGATGATGATTGCCAGCGTATTCTGAATGACTTGACGAATCAGCCTGACAACACTGGTTTGGCTGGTATCTTCGAGCGTTTGCTTACGTCATGGGATTTGAAGGATTCTGGTGTACAGGTTCCTTGCACGTATGAATCGTTCACGATGTTGCCACCATTCCTACGCACTAAGATTCTGAATGCTGTGATTGAGGATGAGATGGAGCGGGGAAAGTTGAGAAGCTCAGACAATGGCTCGAATCAAGCGGTAACTCGTCGCTCGGCTCTTGTCCCGATTGGTTCATCTGCATCAGCGACTTCAAATGGGCAGGAGTAGTTGGTGATTGGTGTCACCTACTTGACTTGCCATGTACACCGTTAGTACACAAGTACTTACGACGTTGGATTAACTGGTCTAAAGTGGCAGAGATACAGGCACAACGTACAGTGGACAAAAAGAACAGAGACAGACAGGCACGTCGTGGTGCTGCTGCACGTAGGGGTAGATAGGGAGAACTGATGGCTGCTGTTGGTGCCAACGGTGGACTGATGGTGAATGTAGGTGTAAACCTACAGCAGTTCAATGCTGGCATGCAACAGGTTGAACAGCGTGGACAACAAGCTGCTGCAAACCTGAACAAAGTAGGCAGTGCACTAACTTCAGGTGCTGCTATGGGTGCAGGGTTTGCAGCAGCTACCACAGCGTTATCGGGCATTGTGGGTGTGGCACAGCAAGCAGGCAGTGCCATCATTGGACTGAACAGCACACTGGAACAGGCACGTATTGGATTCACTGCCTTTACAGGTAGTGCACAGAAGTCTAATGACTTTATAAAGCAGCTACAACAGTTTGCTGCTACCACTACCTTTGAGTTTCCTGGTCTGTTGCAAGCAGCTAGGCAGCTTACTGGTATGGGTGTGCAAGCTGAGTTAGTCATACCTATCCTAAAGGATGTTGGTGCTGCTGTAATGGCAGTAGGTGGGGGTGAAGAACAGATAAAGGGAGTGAACCGTGCACTAACACAGATGATGGCAGCAGGTAAAGTTAATGCACAGGATATGAACCAGTTAGCACAAGCAGGCATACCAGCATGGAAAATGCTTGCTGATTCAATGGGCATGACTATTGGGCAAGTTAGAAAGATGAGTGAAGAAGGTAAGATATCAGCAGAACAGATGCTACAGGCGTTCCATAACTTTGTACAGAATAATAACCTTGGTGATGTAGCTACTAAAGCAGGGCAGACATGGCAAGCAGCTACCAGCAACATTATTGATGGTTTGCGTAACATTGGTGCTGAAGGATTAGAACCGTTATTTGGTTTGTTGCGTGACGGTGCAGTAGCTATGGCTAACTTCCTTGTATCAGATCAAGCTGCACAGTTTGGTGCAGACTTGAAGGCTACGATACAAGAAATCATAGATATGGCCAAACCGTTGCAGGATGCCTTTGCACGTGCATTTGAGGCATTCAAGACTGATGGTATTACAGGTGCAATAGGTAGCATAATAACTGACATTGGTAACTTTGCTAGTTCAATGGGTAGTGCAGGGTTTCAGTTAGTATCGGAATTTGCATCAGGCATGCTGAGTGGTGCTGCATCGCTGATTACTGATGCAGCTACAGCAGTAGCTGACATCATCTCATCTTTCCTGATTGGTCAGTCACCACCACCACAGGGACCACTCTCTGCAATCACAGAGGGTGGTACTGCGTTGATGGAAGCCTATGTACAGGGTATGATGGGTGGTGTGCAACAGGTTACTGATGTTGCAGAGGAAGTAGCAGACGCATTCGGTAACGTATCTAAAGCTATGACACTGGCAGAGGGTGCAGCAGCATTCAAGGCAGCAGCAGGTGATGCTGATGCATTGAAGGCAGCACTAGATGATGTAGAAGGTGTACTACGTACAGTAGATGCCAACATACAGGCTAACTCACGTTCACTCCAGGATATGAGGAATGCTGCTGAAGACATCAATGATGCTTACGATGCTGCTATAGAACCACTACAAGCACAGGTTGATGCACTCAAAGAAACTAACGATCTAGCACAGAAACAGGCTGATATACAGTCCAAAATACAGATGGCACAGCTTAAAGGTAAGCTACAAGAGGCACAGGGTGATCCTGTTAGACGTGCACAGTTGGAAACCAGACTAGATGAACTAGATGCTGCACAGAAGCAGCTACAGTTCCAGGAGAAACAAATATCCCTTGATTCACAGTCTGCTTCAATTGCTGCTAAAGCACGTGGTGAGAAGGTAAACGATACTAAGAATGATGCTGCACGTAATGCACTAGCACAACAACGTCTAGGGTTGGAAAAAGAAGAAAACGGTATACGTCAAGAACTAGATGGTATGGTGAACAAGGGTGTTGTTGCACAGACAAAGCAACAGATAGCCATAGCACAAGCTGCTAACGACCAGCGCAACCTAAACGGTGAAATTGCTGACCTACAACGACAACTAGCAGCAGCACCACTAGAAGCACAGATAGCTGAATTAAAGAAGCAGCAAGATGGACTGTTGAAGCCTATACAGGACCGTATCAAAGAATTGGAGCGTGAAGGACAGCAGCTACGTGAACAGAAACAGGATTGGCAGGACATTAAGAGTGGTATACAGGACACACTAGCTGCACAGCGTGCTGCTGCTGCTGAAGCTAAGAAAGCTACAGCAGATGCTGCTAAGGCAGCTAAGGATGCTGCCACAAACAAGCCTATGGACCTTACCAAGATATTTGACCCTGAAGAAATTAAAGCTGCTGCTACAAAGGTTGGCACGTCATGGGTTGCAGGTATTAGGGACTATCTCAACACCAATGGTGCTGGTCTGGTTGGTGGTGCTATAGGTTCCATACTAGGTGGTGCAGCGTTTGGGCCACTGGGTGCTGTTGCTGGTGGACTGTTCGGTAAGTCATTCATGGAACGCATGCAGCAAAACTTTGGTACCCTGGATGGGTTCCTTAAATCAGTCGCCGAAAAGATTGCTGGTGCACTAAAAATAGACATATCTGGTGCTGAGAGTACAGGTGAAGCTTTCGGTAAGATATTCGATACGATGAAGGAACGTGCTACTACTGCAATGGAAGCTGTACGTAGCACCATAGCTGAGAAGTTGCAGGGTGCACAGGATGTTATGGCCACTGTACAGGGTAAGTGGCAAGAGATGTTTGGTAGTGAATCAGCAGGTTCTAAAGCAGGTATTGCTGCTATTGATGGCATCAACAAAGCATTCCAGGCACTACAACTGTTGATGAGTGGTGACGTACAGGGTGCAATAGATACATTACAGCAATCGTTTGACCAGTTTGGTATAGCAGGTAGTGAATCGGTCAAACAGATAACCACGTCATTCAATGACTTGAAAGCAGTACTAGAACCATTGGTACCTGTGGTTGCTGGTATTGCTGTTGCGTTTGCTACATTCCGTACACTTACGGTTGTAGCTGCTGGTGTAGCTGCATTGGCAGCAGCATGGACTAGTATGAGTGCTACGTTTGCTACTGGTGGCACTATACTTGGTGGCATCATCGCTCTACTAGGTGGGCCAGTTACAGCAGCTATCATCGCAGTATCTGCTGTAGTTGGTCTGCTTGCAGCAGCATGGATTGGTAACTGGGGTGACATACAGGGTGTCACTGCAACAGTGGTTGAAGCCATTAAGACTGGCTATGCTGCACTAAGTGAATTCCTGAGCACTACCACTGCTACCATATGGGCAGCTATGCAGAGTGCATGGGAAACAGGTACCACAGCTATACAAGCTGTATGGACAACTGTTACCACTGCTATACCTAACCTGCTTACAGCTATGTGGAATTTACTTACACCAGAGAATCAGGCTAAGCTGCTGGAACTACAAACGTTGATGCAGGAAGCATGGACGGTTATACAAGCACTGTGGACAACAGCTACCACAGCTATTACTACTACTGCTACTGCATGGTGGGCCACACTAACAGCAGGCTTCCAGAAGTTGTGGGAAGATATCCAACTGTACTGGAACAGTGGTATAGAGGGTATACAGAAGGCAATTACACCAGCATACGAAAGTATACAGACAGCTACCACTACGTTCTTCACGACGATTAGTGGCTACTGGGAAACAGCTAAAACAACATTAGGTAATCTAGCTAAACAGCTAGGTGAGACTATTATGACTGCACTGACTGGTGCATTGAATGCTGGTGTAGGTATGATGGTGGATACCGTCATAGCAGGTGTCAAGAAAGCACTAGAAGCTGCCAAGGGGTTGTTAGCTGGATTGGGTGGTGGTGCTGGTGGTATGCAAACCATGTCCAGTAAGGTGACTGGTGGCAGTAAAGCTAATCCAGAGATACAGGCTATTTTGAATGCTGTAGCTGAGAAGTACAAGCTAGACGCAAAACTGTTCACTGCACAGATACAACACGAGTCTGCTGGATTTGATCCTAATGTGATTAGTGGTGTACGTAAGGGTAGTAGTGGTGAGCTAGGGTTAGGGCAATTTATGCCTGATACCCTAAAGGCTATGCTACAGAAGAACAACCTTACTATGCAGCAGTATCTAGGTGATGCACAGGTACAGATTGAACTAGCTGGCCAGCATATGGCAGAGCTAGTTACTACCTTTGGTGACTATGACAAAGCACTACAAGCATACAACGGTGGTGCTGGTGGTGTAGGTAGTGCTGCAACCACAAAGTACGCACAGATAGTACATGAAGTTGCATCAGGCTTACAATCAGTCAATACGAGCCAGAATATTACTGCACAGAAGATGTCAATGAATGTTGACCAGATTACTGCTGGTAGGCAAGCTGGCTTGTCTATGGAGGAAGCACAGGCTATCTGTGGGCCATATGCTGCTGTGTTGTTTGCACAGGCTACAGGGAAAACACCATCCTTATCAGAAGCTAAAGAGCTAGCACAGGCTACAGGGTGGAGTGCTGCTAAGGGTATGGGTGGTACTGGCAACTTTATGGGGTTGCTAGGAAAAATGGGTATCAATGCAGTACGTCAAGCTGCAACACCAGAGAATGTGAATGCTGCACTTGGTGCTGGTAAACCTGTAGCGTTCAGTACTAACAGACATTACTTTGTTGGGTCGGGTGGCACTGCTGAGGGTGGTATTAACGTTGGTGCCACAGGTACTGTGATGTCAAAGTACGGTGGTAAAGCTATCATGACTCTAGCCGAAATAGAGTCTGTTGGTAACGGTATGAATGATCTTATTGTACTGACAGATAAGTTAGCAGCAAGTGGCCAACAGTCATTCAATGAGTTGACAGCAAGTGCAACACAGTTCGGTGATGCAATGGCTACAGGTAATGAAGGTATACAAGCAGGCATAGAACAGACATCTGCTACTACATCAGATACTGCTACAGCTATAACTGCATCCACACAGACACTAACACAGAGTATCCAGGGTGGATTGGTACCTGCTGGACTTGCTGCACGTGATGCTGTTGGTGCTATGGCAATGGGTATACAGCCACTTATTAGCACATGGGCACAAGGTGGCATGACTTCCAATCAGTTGGCAGAGTCTATCGTACAGTTAGCAGCACAGTCAGGACTAGCTACAGCACCGTTGGCACAGTTTGCAGCAGGTAACGCTACTGTAGGTGAAGCACTACGGCAGGTTATGGGTTCACTAGCTGCTGCTGATCCTGCCTTTGCTCAAATACAGGAAGCAATGGGTAGTGCACAGGTAAGCACAGAACAGCTTGCTGATGTGCTGCTACGTGGCTTGTCTAACGTAACTGGTGTCATTGGGCCAGCTATGAGCCAGATAGCTGTGAGTGCCAAACCAATAGAAACAGCGTTTGCCACTGGTGCTATCAGTAGTGAACAGTTTGTGCAGTCCGTAGTTGAACTAGCAGCTACTTCAGGACTCACACAGGCACCACTGCGCATGATGCAGGATGGTGTGCTAACCACTAACCAAGCATTGGCAGCAGTGGTAGCTACAGCAGCAGAGGTAAACCCTGCATTCACTGACATGGCTGCATCCATCACAGACTTGCCTGAACCTGCTACTGAAGCTGCACAAGCTTTTATTGACTGGTCACAGTCATTGGCAGACTCAGCTACTGCTACCACTGACAACGTACAGGTTATTCAGGACTTGCCTACTGCTGTAACTGACATACAGCAACCTATGCAGGATGCATCCACTACTACGATGCAGGTACTACCTGATGCAACAAGTACTGCATTAGATTCCACCATATCAGCCATACAGAATGCAGTGGGGCCAGCAACGAGTGCAGCTACTGATGTTGGTAATGCTATTGTTGAGGGTATTAGATCGGCTGTGGAAGCTGGTGCAGAGTCCATAGCTGATGCAGCAGTAGCTATTGTAGAGAAGGCACTAGAAGCAGCTAAGAAGGCAGCAGATAAGGTAAAGGAATCAGCTAAAAAGGATGGTGGTGATAAGGGTGATGACAGTGATTCAAAGGCTACTGGTGGACGCTTGTCTAGTGGCATGTGGACACTGGTTGGTGAGAATGGGCCAGAACTAATTGATCCGAGTGGCTATGTGTACACTGCTGAAGAAACAGCAGGTATGGCATCTGATGCACTCAATAGTGGCTTAGTATCACTACAAGCGTTTGCTAGTGGTGGTGCTATGAAAAGTAGCAGTAAGAAAAAGAAGACATCTAAGAAGAAGGATAAGGATAGTGGTGGTGGCAGTAATACACCACCAGAGAAGCCACCAGCACCACCAAAGGCACCTGTGAGTGATGCTGAGTATGCACTAGAAGTAAGCATACTAAAGCTGACACAGCAACGTGACGAGCAACTAGTAAAGATGTTGCCTATTACTGAGGCACTACGTAAGGAGGAACGTGCACAGGAGGAAGCAGCTAAGGGTACGTTGGAACAGCAGATAGCTGTTGGCTATGCTAAGCATGTGATTGCTGATGTGGATGTCATCATAGCTAAGAAGCGTTTTGAAGAATTGAAGGATGGTCAAACACTTCAGTTCCAAGAGGGACGCTTGAAAGAACTACAGGAAGAACAGGCTATTATTGCTAAGGGTAGTCTCGAAACACAGCTAAAGATGAATGAGCTAGATGGTATCAGGCTGAAGAATGAAGCAAAGATAGCTGAGCTACAGTTAGCTGCACTGCCTGCACAGCAGGAACTGGCTAACGTGCAGGCTAAGATAGCTGAGATACAGAAGGGTAGCGTAGAAGACCAGATTAAGACAGCCAACATACAAGCACAGCAGCATAAAAACCAGTTCCAGATTAATGAGCTAAACATTGCTGCTGCACCACTACATAAGGAGGAAGCACAGCTACAAGCTGAGATACAGAAGACACTAGAAGGTACTACTGAACAGAAGAAACAACAGGCACAGTACCAGACACAATTGGCTACACTAGAACTAGCCTCATTGAAGAATCAGGAGGCTATGCTACCTATACAGCATCAGATATCACAGGTACAGAAGCAGATAGATGATGTGGCACGTGGGACACTAGAAGACCAGTATGCAGCTATTGATGCTACAAGGGAAGATGCTAAGCTACGTATGGAAGAAATCAATATTAACTCTCAGCTACGTAAGATCAATGCTGGTACACTGGAGATGTCACAGGAACAGATTAATGCACTACACAAGCAGCTAGAAGTTATTAACGACCAGAAGGCAGACATTGGTGACCAGAACGAACTGAAGCAGCTACAGGCTACCATCAACAACACTGATGCACAGAAGCAGCTAGCAGCACTCCAGGCACAGGAACGGCAGCATCAGAATGTAGCTGATGATCTGGACTACCAGAAGTCCGTTATAGAAAATCAGACTGGTCAGATTGGTGCACAGAATCAAGTATCTGCTGCTGGCCAACAGGAACGACTAGCAGCAGTACAAGCACAGCTAACTGTGTATACAGCACAGATTACTGAGCTACAGGCACAGAACGATGTACTGGGTCTACAAGTTGACAACATAGCACTAGGTAACCAGATACGGGCTGATGCACTTGCTGCACAGCAGATCAAGCTAGAAGCACAGGTAGGTGAGTACAACAAACAGATCACTGCTGTACAGCAACAGAACGCACTAGTGTCTGCACAAAGTGCACTGCTTAGTGCAAACAATGCCGTAGCAGCACAGGGTAGCCAAGCACAGATACTTGGCCTACAGAATTCCATTGCACTACGTCAGGTAGAAATTACACACCTTGGTAATGAACGTGACTTGCTCCAGGGACAGATTACGCTCATCAACACACAGACTACTGCTAGTGCTGCTATGCACAACGAGAATATCACCAGACTGGAGAACCAGAAGCATCTACAGGATAATATCCTAGAAGACATCAACGCACAGCTTGGTTCACTGAACGCACAGAAGAAAGTATACGAGGATATCAGAGCACTAGCTGATGCCATTGCAGCTAGGCCAGTTAGCCCACCAGGGACTACTTCACCTAGTGGTGGGCCACCAGGAACTGTAGCAGCTACAGCTACCAAGAGTGGTGCACAGACACTGTATCTTAGCAGAGGTACAGGTACAGATGGCTGGTACACATCTAGTGGACAGTTGATAGTACAGGGTGGTTCAGCCAATCCACCTAGTGGCTATCAGGTAAAGTGGCTGGCTAGTGGTGGTACGTGGCATGCTGGTGAAGTTGCTGTACTAGGTGAGAATGGGCCAGAGATAGCCATAGCTAAGTCTGACATGCACGTGTTCCCTAACGAACAGTCACAGCGCATTGCACGTGCCTTTGGTGGTGGCACACGTAGTGGTAGTGGTAGTGGCAGTGGTGCAGCACAGAAGAATGTGACCGTAAATGTGGAATACCATAGGCACTCTGGTACTGACTACGGTGAAGGCAGTTTGCCACAGATTGTGCGTGAAGCAGTAAACGTAGCACTGAGAAGTTAGGGCAGGGGTAAGGTAGATGGCTAACGGTTGGCCAGATTATCCAGGTGGTTCACCATCATACGATGTCATATGTTACAAGCGTCCAGATAACGTTGTGATAAATCTATCGTCACCACCATATCAGTTGCACTCGTATGAAGGGTTCGGTATATCTGAATTCCAGCACACAACCGTTGCACCACCACAGACACATGGTGAGTATTGGTACGATGTCAGGATGGATGCTAAGGTACTGACAGTGGAGTTTAGCTACACTGGTGGTGGTGTACCAGAGGAACAGTCCAGTAGACGTGCAGTGGTCAGAGCCTTCAATCCGTTGATGGGACCAGGAACACTACGTATAGATCAAGCTAATGGTGTGTCACGTGAGATACGTTGCATACTGGCAGAATCACTACCACTGCCTAAAGACGACACAGAAGCACCAGGACATTACAGGACAGTGGTACGGTTCAAATCGCATGGCATACCAGCGTTTATTGATCCTGTGATACAAACGTTTACACTCAACTTCAACTTGAATCCAGGTAACTTCCTGTTTCCCTGGACGTTTCCACGTATCTTTGCACAGTCAGGGTTTGCTAGCAGTCCTATCATCATCAATGATGGTGACATTGAAACACCTGTGCATATAGATTTGTATGGACCATTTTCTGATCCAGTGTTCAAGAACACTACATCTGGCAAGTCATTGTCCCTTATTGGTTTAAACTGTATTGCAGGACAACACTTAGTGATAGATACAGACCCTGAACGATACGTCATACAGTTGGATGGTAACGACGTGTGGCAGTACGTGGTTGATGCAGACATGTGGGGTTTGGTTGCTGGTAACAACCAGTTAGTGTTTGACATAGGTAGTACTACCGTTGTTACAGCAGGTACCGTTCAGTGGTACAACAGGTATTTGGGACAGTAGGACAGGTAGGCATAACATGGCACAAACAGTACGTTTCGTAGATAGTATCTCGTACACTGAAGCAGATCAGGCTGACTTTAATATGCGTATGATGCGCCCACAGGGTGTCATACCTGAATCTGTGTTAGGTACACTGATAGTTAGCGCCATAGGTAGCATGGCAGTGCGTGTTGGTCCAGGGGAAGCCTTTGTACAGGGTTTCCAGTATAAGAATGATGCTAACCTTGACTTGGGTATAAGCAGCAATACTAGCGGTAGCACACGCATTGACTACGTAATACTACGTTTGAACCGTACTGCCAATACGTTGATACTGGCTATCCTCCAGGGTGTTTCAGGTGCTGGAGCACCAACGTTGACACAAGTAGTTGGTGGTACATGGGAATTCCCACTGGCACAGGTTATGGTAGTGAACAATGCCAGTACCATTACTGCTGGCAACATTGGTGACTACCGTGTACTGAGTAGGTGGCCACTGTCTTCAATAGATGGTGCGATGGCTACTGATGCTGAACTAGCTGCTGAAGCTAGTGCACGTTCCAGTGCAGATAGTGCTGAAGTTACCGCACGCACCAATGCAGACGCGGCACTGAACACTGCGATAAACAACGAGTCTGCCTCTCGTGCCAACACTGACAATACACTGAACGCTGCAATAAATGCGGAGGCTACTACTCGTTCCAATGAAGACATTGCACTCAGTAACAGAATTAGTCCATTGGAATCCATAAAGCCTACTATGGTCATATCTCTATCTTCTGGTGGCGGTGTGTACACTGCAAAAGGTAATATTTATAGTATTAACCACGATTACACTGGAGCATATAGAATAAACTTTGCTACGCCGTATTACTCAACTACGTCGTATGCTGTATTTGCTATGGCATTCAACGTACAGGCTGTAGCCTACGTTATTGATAGACAGACTACATACGTAACTGTACAGTACAGGACCATAGGTAACGTGGACGTGAATTGTGATAACTACATTCTCATATTCTAGGGAAATGGTATGACAGAAGTTGCACGCTTCTTTGATTCACAGTCATACGGTGAAAGTGACCAAGCTGAAGTCACTGCACGTATGGTGCGTGATGGCATATGTATTGGTGTTGGTAGTGAGTTAGCCGTTACGAGTGGTGTTGCTGGTTTCGTATCAGTAAACACTGGTGAAGCATTCGTACAGGGATTCTGGTACAAGAATACGGCTGTAAAGACTCTAGCTGTTAGTAGTAACGTTACGGCTATAACACGTGTAGATGTAGTGGTATTACGCCTTGACCGTACTGGTAATGCATTAGTAGCTGCTGTACATGAGGGTACTCCTGGTGGTGGTGTGCCACCTTTAACACAAGTAGTAGGTGGTATATGGGAGATGCCACTAGCAAACCTTAGCACTACATCAGGTGTCACTACTATTGCTGATGCTCGTGTATGGCAAAGCAATATGTACAACCCAATGACCACTGCTGGAGACATCGTTGTAGCTGATGCACGTGGTGTAGCACAGCGTAAAGCAAAGGGTGCTAACGGTAGCTATCTTGGTGTGGACGGTGCAGGCAATCTAAACTACAGTGTACCTATTGGCTTTGCTAACCCTATGGCAGCAGCAGGTGACATCATCGTTGGTGGTGCTGGTGGTGCTGCTGGTCGTGCTCCTATAGGTGCTGGTAACAGTATCTTTGGTGTCAATGCAGCAGGTGTGCTTGGTTATTACACTGATCCTAACGCAGTGATTCCTGCTGGTACACTACATCCTGGTAGACTAACATCCTGGTCAGGTGCCACGTATACTAACCATGTGTTGTATGACTACGGTAGTGGTATCAGTGTAGCTAAGGTGCAAGATATACTGTGTGCAGTAAACTCTATTGGTGGTGACAAAATATCGGATAACACGATACATGGTGGTAACAAGATAATAGATGGTACCGTTGGTACAGTTGAACTAGCAGGCCGTAGCATATCTAATGTCTTCTTTGCACAAGGTGCTGCTACTGGTGGCATCGGTTCAGGATCGTGGCAGAATGCATCATTCAATATTGGTGCAACTGGTCTACGTATTAATGAAACACTCATGGTGGTTGCCTTACAGTTTACTGCCTCGTATGCTTCCGTTGGGCAATTAGGTGGTGTAGGTATTGGCCTAGATACAATTGGTGGCCCATCATGGTACGCACACTTCCACATCCCGATTGCTGGTCTTATTTCTACAACCATTATAGGGTATCATTTGGCGGGTGCAGTCAATCACAATTATTACGCACTGAACTACACGAGTGCTGGTGGTAGTACCGTGAACGGTGGTTGGCCAGGACAGTTCGTAGCCATTGCGCTGAACCGATAGGAGATAAGTAACCATGAAGATCAATAAGGCAGTGAACATTGAGCTACTACAGAAAGAGCTACGTGATGCTGGTGTACCGTTTAGGGGTATAACTGCGTGGTTTACTGATGTTGATGGTGAGATAGATATATTCGATCATGATAAGAATGGAGTACAGATTGATCCGTCACCAGCAGCTATTGCCATAATAGAAGCACACAATGCTCCACCAGAACCACCAACACCTGACTTTGGTAATGATGAACCTGACTCAAACTTTCGTGCACAAGCAGCAACAGCAGTAGCAGGGCTACGTAACTATATGAACCTGGAGACTGCACCCACACCAGCACAACGTATAGCATGGGAGCGTCTAGTGTGTCGTATCCTCCTATTCTTGATACGATA